TGCCAAGGATTTCAGCCAGACCAATTTCAGCTCGGCCCGCGCCGCAATCATCGAGGCCCGGCGCATGTTCAAGCAGCGCCAGACGTTCCACCAGGACCGCTGGCTCCAAGAGGTCTGGGAGCGCGTAATCGAGGAAGCGTATCTCAAGGGCGGCTTCTTTGACCAAGCCCCGAGCAATTTCGTGTCGCGGGTCAAGCTCTGGACCCGCGCCTCGTGGATTCCGCAAGGCTGGGAATGGATCGACCCGCTTAAGGACGCCCAGGCTTCCAGCATGGCCATCAATGCCGGGCTCTCAACGCTGGCCGACGAGACAGCCAAGCAGGGGAAGGACTGGCAGGAAGTGCTCGAACAGCGAGCCCGTGAGGTCGAGCTGGCCGAAACGCTCGGGGTGCCGCTCGCCGGCCCGAAGGGCGTCAGCGCGAATCCTGCCGATGGCCGATCTGGTAGTACCACGGAAATTCCCTCTGGACAGAGTTCCCAGAGTGCGTTACAGACTCACAGTGTTGAAACGCTTGTGGAGTAGCGATGCCCTTCCCGAACGAGCACAGCTTGAGGCTCCGCGATCCGGGCGACTTCGCCCCGGACAGCTTCCGCCGCACAAAGGGTAGCGGCAAGGGCCGTGTTCAGGGAGTCACGATCCCGAGTACGATCAGTGTTATCTGGGGCAAGCTCAAGGGCGCGGCCGAAGCAAGTGACCCGCCTATCGGACAAGCGCTCAGGTTTCCAAAAGATGCCTGGACCGAAGCGAAGGCCAAGGATTGGATCAGGAGCCACAAGTTGAAGGGAACCTTCGAGGCTGCCGCGAATCCAAAGAGCAAGTCCAGCGCCGAAGTGGTTGAGTATCGCAAGGTTCACAAGAGCGACCTCGTGTTCACCGACCCGAAATGTCGTGTCGAGATTTTCGAGGAAGGCCAGGACGCCGAAGGCAACCCGCTTCGGCGCTTCCGCATGCTGGTCAACAACGGACGCCCGATGCGCTCCGTGTTCATGGGGCAGATTATCGTGGACCTCGCAAGTCTGCAGATCCCCGAGAATCACAAGCTCCCCGCGCTGTTCGCGCATCAAGACGAGAGCCTCGACAGCATAGTTGGCTTCACGGACAAGGTTGAGACCAGCCCGGTCCTGGCGGCCGAAGGCGTTTTCTCGAACGTGACCGAATCGGCCGACAAGGTGAAGCGCTTGGCCGATGAAGGCTACCCGTTCGAGTGCTCAATGTACGTCCCGGGCGGGCGTTTCGAGGAAGTACAGGCCGGGACGGAGGTCGAGGTCAACGGAGAGACTTTCGAGGGGCCGATTTCGGTCATTCGTGGCGCCGAGTTGCGAGAGGTTACGTGGTGCGTCCTCGGGCGTGACCGCAATACCTCCGGCATCGCGGCCGGACAGGAAGAGGAAATCGAGATTGCCGTCGTACGGCACACGGAGGATAAGTCCATGGACCTGGAAACACTCAAGGCGGAACATGCCGACATTGTAGAGGCGCTCAAGGCCGAGTTCGCGGCCGAGCAGAGCGAGCCCGATCACGCGCAGGCCATCGAGGAAGCCCTCAAGACCGAGCGCGAGCGCGTTGACGCGATCCTGGCCGATGGCGCCGAGCTGGGCGTCCTGGCCGATGCCGTCAAGCTCGTGAAGGACGGCGCGTCGTTCTCCGATGCCCAGGTCAAGCTCCGCGATGCCCGCTTGGCGGCGCAGCGCAACGATTCCTCGCCCAGCGTCGGCGGCGGAAGCGAAGGCGATACGGCACCTGTGAGTTTCGAGGACAAGTGCAAGGGCGAATGGGACGCGAACCCGAGCCTGCACGCGGAATTCACGGATTACAAGTTCTTCGAGTCCTACAAGCGGCTCGAAAAGCAGGGGCGGCTCCCGAAGCGCGTCAGCGCGTAAGGGCGCCCAGAACGGGAACAACAGAGGCCGTAAGCGGCCTCAGGGAGGGATAGAAAATGGCAACCCTGGCATACGATCAGCCCCGTGCATACGAGGGCGCGGATTTCAAGACCAACGACTTCCCCGTCGTGGCCGCCGATATCATCTACGAGGGCGCGGCCGTTGGTGACAACGCCTCCGGCTATGCTCGCCCCCTCGTGGCGGCTGACCCGTTTTGGGGCTTCGCGACCCGCAAGGCCGATAACTCGGCCGGGGCGGCTGGCGATATCAACGTCAACTGCCGCGAGCGCGGTTACGTCGTGCTGCCGGTTGTCGGCGTGACCGGCGTCGGTGACGTAGGCTCAACGGTCTACGCGAGCGACGATAACACGTTCACGCTCACGGCGGGCGCGAACACCGATATCGGCAAGGTGGACAGGTACATCGGCACTCCGGGTACCACGTACTGCCTTGTGTACTTCGAGGCGGATACGGTCCAGTCGCTGTAAGGGCTGGATAACATACGGCATTAGCCGGGAGGTCAAAACATGGGTTACGATCAACTCACTTCGCGGGATGTAATCGGGCGGCTCGCGTGGACACTCGAAAACGCCCAGGTATCGCCCTGGGTCCCGATGGTCGCTTCGCTGTTCAGCTCCGACCAGCCCCAGGAAGAGTACCCCTTCCTCGGCATGACGCCTGCCCTCCGTGAGTGGGTTGGCGGCCGCCAGGCCAAGGGCTTTGTCCAGTCGAAGATCACGGTCCCGAACCTCGAGTTCGAGAGCACGATCGACGTTCTGGTCAAGGAAATGCGCCGGGACAAGACCGGGCAAATCCAGCTCAGGATCAACGAGCTGGTCGGCCGGGCTGCCCAGCACTGGGACAAGCTCATGGCGAACCTGATCAACGTCGGGGACAGCACCGCGTGTTACGACACGCAGTACTACTTCGACACCGACCACGCGACTCCGGGCGCGGACTTCACGACCGCCCAAGACAACGACCTCACGTCGGACATCTCGACGCTGCCGGTTGCCCAGCACGGTTCGGTTGCACAGCCCTCCGTGGGCGAGATGGTATTCACCATCGACAACTGTATCGGGGCGCTCCGGGCGTTCAAAGATGATCGCGGGGAGCCCATCAACGAGAACGCGACCACGTTCCTCGTGATGGGGCCGAGCCGGTATCGCAGCCAGCTCAACGCCGCCGCGACCAAGAACACCATGGAGGAAGGCCAGGAGAACATCCTCAAGGATACCGGCCTCACGATCCGCACCATGGACAGCGTCCGGCTCGATGCCGCCTCGGGCGGTAACGACGATGTGATCTACGTCTTTGCGACCGACCGGCCGCAGAAGGCGTTTATCGCACAGGCCGAAGTCGCAACTCCGGGCGGTGGCGACGAGTCCACGAACTGGCTTGCCGATGTCGAGGTTGACTCGCAGGCCGAGGGCTCGCACGTCGAGTTCTACGAGAAAAAGCACGTCTACGGCATCAAGGCCAGCCGTAACGTGGCATACGGATACTGGCAGGCCGCCGTCCGTTGCCAGCTCGTGTAACCCGAGAGGGTTGACGGGCGACTCTGGGGGCCAGAACGGGAGACTGTAATGGAACGACGTATCATCGAGGCGTGCATGATCGAGCGGCGTCAGGGCATGATTATCGGCCCTGGCGCCACGCTCGCCAAGCTTGAAGTCCTGGACGGCGATATCAACGCCGTCTACCTGGACAAGCTGGCCCAGGCCGGAGAGCTCCGCTTCCGCGAAGAGGGCGCCCCGGCCGGGAAGGTGACAAAGCCGAAAGCGCCCGAAGAGAACGAGAAGCCCAAAAAGGGCGGCAAGGGAGACTCAAGTGGCGAAAAAGCAGACAGCGGCAAGTGACACCCTTTCGCTCGTGGAACGCGCCGGAACGGAGCGAGTCCGCGGCGAGGATGGCCGCCTCACGGTGCTTGACGTAGCCGGAGCCTCCCTCGGGAGCGTCAAGCTGGCCGAAGGAATCACGGCCTCGCGTTTTCTCGCACTCCTGAATGGCGGGCACGTCGTAGTCGCCCCGAAGGATGTGCTCAAGGTGCAGGCCGACCTTGCAGCCGCCGAAGAGGACGCCGCGAAGGAAGGGGAAGCCCGCGCCGCAAAGGCCGCCAAGGCGGAAGCCAAGGCCGCGAAAGGGGCGCCCGAGAAGGAGCCGGACGCTAACGGCGAGAAATGACCTTCCGGGCTCAACTGTCCACCGACGCAGACGTATTCCTCAATACGGATGAGTTCGCGGAAACGATCAACTACACGCCCAAAGGCGCCGCCAAGATATCCGATATCCAGGCCGTGATATTCCGGCAAGAACTGGATAGCTCTGCTGGGGATCGCAATACAAGATTCCAGCGCCAAGCCGTGATCTACGTCAAGCGTTCCGATGTCCAGACGGTATCAAAGAGCTTCGATACCGTAGAGTTCCCTATCGTCGAGGGCGGGAGCCCGGATGCAACCTGGCGCGTGATCAAGATTCACCAGCACGATGATCCTGCTCTCTGGAAGCTTACGGTGGTTGACTGATGGCTAACAGATTGATGCCTCCAAAGTCTACCCCTGATCCATCTCGTTTTGTCAGCAGTATTGGCGACCCTCTGAAAGGCGTCGAACTGCAAATCGACATGACTAACGCAATGGCGATCTGGAAGCGTGCTCCCCACACGGTTGAGCATTTTCTGGCTGACGCCTTCGATCACATCAGGAGAAAATTCTTCAAGGTGTGGCCAAGATCAACGAATCTAAAATCAAGTGGCCGCAAATGGTCAATGATTTGGCGATTCCAGGGATATCTCAATCGCAACCCCCCGAGCATAAACTCTCTCAATCTCCACGTTGTTAGCTATTCAGGATTCTCAAGGATTCAGGAAGAGGGAGGGGTTATCAAAGGGGTCAATGGACGGCTGCGCATTCCGATCCAACGGGGCGGTGCGGTGTTGCAAAGCGGGCGCGTTTCCAAACGCTGGCGTTGGTATCCGGAAGAGTGGCGCACCAAGATTGCAGATGATCCAACCTTGATCCCACTAAAATCGTCACGCGGCCGAACGATAATTGCCAAGCGGATCAAGCGAGGTCCGAACAAGGGCACTGTCCGTCCGATGTTCGTTCTGGTTGACCAAGTGGTGCTCAGGCCGCGTTTGCGATTCTACGTGACCTGGCGAGGCATGCAGGCTTTCGCTACAAGCAGAGCTGCGAGGGCGCTGAAACAGGCAGCGGCAGCGCTTAAGCGGAATCCTTTTGAAAAGCATCCCCGTATCATGCAGATACAGATTGTGAGGGGTGCAAGTGCCTAACGACATCAGAGAACAGGTCATGCAGGACTGTGAGCGGATTCTGGCGCTCATTGTCGCGGGCGATCCTACCGGCAAACCCGGCAACACCTTTGACATCGACATCGCCAGCATCCAGCGCGAGAACCCCGAAACGCAGCAATACGATTCCGTACCGCTCTGCATCATGGCGGCCGGGACCGAGGCCGTTGAGGATGAGAACGTTGGGCAGATTGGGAAGCACCTACCCATCGGCATAGCGATCATTACCCGTTACGATCCTGACACCCCGGCCCATACGGCCGACTACCTGTTGAATCAGCTTCAAGCCCAGGTCGAGAGCGCATTCCTCGGCGACCGGGACACGAACACGCTGGTTCAGGACTACAAGCTGTTGGGCTCAATTCCCTACGAGCCCGAGGAAGGTTTCCCGATGGTAGGGCGCATCGTGATGGTTGACGCGCACTACTGGCACTCTAACATTGATCCGGATTATAAAAGCTAGGAGGGGCAACCCATGAAAACGAGGCTTCGCCAGATAGCGGGCAAGGTCGAGGACCAGGCCGGGACGCAAAAGAGTCTGGCGGCCGCCGACGCGAGAGTGCTTCCCCGTGAACCTAAGGGGATGCCTGACAGCCCCATGTTTGAGGGCGACAGCGTTCGCGGCGACACGCTGGCACACGAGGGGTCCTGGCGCGGGGTTCGCACCATCCAGTACACTTTCGGTACGCTCATGCGCGGGCAGGGTGCTCTCGGTGGCATTCCGCAGTGGGTCAAGTATTGGCTTGCTGGCGGTTGGCGTAGCCGTGGAGTTGACACCCTCACGATCGGCGCCGTGGCGAGCGGCCCGTTCCTCCATGGGGAGGTTATCACGCAGGCCACGACGGCCGCAACCGGGATGGTTGTGCTCGATACCTACGATGGTACCACAACGCTCTACCTCGTGGACCTCGGCACCGGGACTTGGAACGGCACCAACGGGATCACGGGCGGGACCTCCGGCGCGACCGCGACCCCGAGCGCCTACAACGCCTCCCAGCACAACGTGCTCACGCCCTGGCCGCACGATACCGAGATAATCGCCATCGGGGCCATCACGAGCGGCCCGTTCGTGGACGGCGAGATTGTGACGGGCGGGACCTCCAACGCCATCGGGCAGGTTTGGAGCGATACCGCGACCGGCGCCGCAAACCTCCGTTACCGTCCGCTTGACGGCACGTTCCAGAGCGGCGAAACCCTCACGGGCGCGACTTCCGGGGCCACCACGACCACGAGCGGCACCCCGACATCCGACTGGAACCCGAACCTTTCGCTCGGAATCTACGAGGACGGGCGCAACAAGTTCGGGTACGGGGCCAAGGGAAGCGTCAAGCTCGCCGGCAATGCGGGCGAGCCGGGCGTGATTGACTTCGACCTCATGAGCATCTACGGCTCAGTGGTCGATGGCGGCATGCTGCAAAACGTCCCCTATGAGGACAACGAGCCTCCGATCCTGCTCGCTGCCCAGGTCATGGCCGACAACTACAGCATGGACGTTGCCACCTTCGAGCTGGACTTTTCCAGCACGGTCACGCTGCCGACCAGCGCGAGCGCGACCGAGGGCAAGCTGGCCGCTACCATCACGGATCGCGCCTGGACGGCCCGCATGGACCCGAGAGCGAAGAACGTCGCGGTTCAGGACTTCTACGGTCACTGGTTCGCGAACACCCGCAAGACGTTCCGGGCGACATGGGGCTCGACCAACGGCCGGAAGTTCACGGCGTTCGTCAATGGCATGTACCAGAAGGTTGACGATGGGGAGCGGGACGGGGAATCGGTAGACGATCTGAGCGTCAATATCTACCGTGGCCAGGCGGCCGCCCTCGAGTCCGCGGCTCTCCTGATCTACTGAGGTCAAGACTCTGGCCTCTGAGCCGGGGGCGGCTGTACCGCTCCCATTCATGGGGGGACCACTATGGTTACGGTTCTGAACACGCGCAAGACTGTCCCGCGCTTCCTCGAAATGGAAGCCGAACTCCCGGAGAGCGAAAGGACCGTATTCCACGTCCGTCGCCTGAAATGGCATCAGAAGACGCGAATCATGTACTTGATGGCCGAAGCCTGGCGCCAGCTCGGAGGCGTCGGGACCCCGACCAGCGTCCAGGACGGTAGCTCGCTCATGGCCCAGATGGCCGAAGCGCTCGGGGATGATCCCAGGCGGATAGGGAACGTTCTCGAATGCCTCGAAGAGGCCGTCGGTATCGGGATCGCGGGCTGGGACAACCTCAAGGATGATGAAGGCGAAGCCTTCAAGGCAGAGGTAAAGGACGGGCGCCTCACTGACGATTCCCTCTCGTGGGCCGAGATAGAACACCTGTTCGAGTTGACGCTGATCGTGCTCGAAGAGAATCAGCTCACGAAAGACGAAGGAAAAAAATCGAAATCGCCTCAGGATTCCTGACCGGCCAACTACCGCAGTCCTGCATCAAGTGCCGGACTGAACCTGAGGCGAAGGTGCTCTGGGGATGCGAACGGTCAGCGCCGGAGCCGCTTGCGTACCTGTCCTGTCCGGACTGCAAGGGGCTCGGGAAACCGTGTCCCCTATGTGGCGGGGAGGACCAGACTTGCAGCCATTGTCACGGACGCTACACGGCGTGCCCGACCTGTGGCGGCAAAAACGAAATCCCGCTCATGCGCTGCCCTGTTCTCTACATGACCGACGAGATGGTTCTGTTCGTGCAGGCTTGGAGCCTGTATCGTCAAGGCATCCTGCCCGAGCCTGGCGGGATGGGGGACCAGGCCGCAGTATTCATAGACGGCTGTTTGCGGCTCGACCTGGAAATCAAGCGGCTCGCGGAACAGTCAGAGGATTGAGCGATGGCTGGCAAAGCTGAACTCGAAATCATTGCGCGAGTCCGCGACCTTGTCAGCGGCCCCACCGATAAGATGCAGAGCCGGATGGTTCGCTTCGCCAAGGGGGTCAATACCGCCTTCTCGAAAGTGACCGGCTCGATATTCAACCTCCGGAACCTGATCGTCGGGGCCGTTGCCGGACGGGCCGTCAAGGCGTTCCTCGATGCCGGGAGCGCGGCCGAGACATGGCGTATTCAGCTCCAAGCTCTTGTAGGCGATGCTGGCCGGGCCGAAGCCCTGTTGCAGAACATGCGCCAATTCGCGGCCGAATCGCCGCTCATGACCCAGGATGTGATCCAGTCCTTTGTGCAGCTCCGGGCCGTTGGGATCAAGGGCGCGGAAGATGTAGTCAAGAAGATCGGGAACGTCGCGCTGATCTTCAATACCGAGATGCAAGACGTTGTCGGGGGCTTTATCGGTCTGCAGACGCGCCTCCTGCGGCGCCTCGGTATCCAGATTGAGCGCACCGGCAAGACTGCCGTTCTGCAGTCCGGCGATATCCGCAAGGTAGTCGCCAACGACACCGACAGCATACGCCAGGCCCTGCTCGAAATCTGGGGCGAGCGCTTCCCGAACGCTATGGAGCTGGCCGGTCAGACCTTCGAGGCCAAAATGGCAGTCATGAAGTCGGCGTTCTTCGAGCTGTTCGCGGAGGTCGGGGAGTTCATCCTTCCGGCCGTCAAGAAGTGGGTCGATAACCTGACATGGTTCGTCAACACGCACAAGGATCAGTGGGTTGCGTTCATCAAGGCGATTCCCGAGTTCTTCGCAATCATGGTCCCGGGAGTCATGAAACTCCTTGAGAATGGAGGGGCCAAAATCGGGGATTGGTTACTCGCAACGCTTTCAGAATTCGGTGGCATGATAATTTCGATCATTACAGGTTCGATCAAAACGGTAAATCAATTCATATCAGATGTCGCCGCCGCGATGTTCCAGCCGATGTATGCCGCCGTGCTCAAGCTGGGCGTTAAAATCAAGCAGAAGATGAACGATATCCTCAGGGCCATGGCTCGCG